CTGTGGGCTGTCTGAGACCGTGTTGGCCACCACTAGCGTTACCTACGCGCCAGTAAGCACCAGCTTTAGTTCGGTCACGATCTACTTCTATCAAGACGGCATTCGTCACATTGTGACCGGCGCCCGTGGCACATTTACCCTCAATGGCCAGGTTGGAGCGATCCCTACTATCGCCTTCACGATGACCGGGATCTATAACGCTCCTACTGATACAGCGCTTGCTACGCCAACTTATGCCAACCAAGCAACACCGCTGATCTTTAAAAACGGCAACACCACCAGTTTCTCAGCATTCAGCTATTCCGGCGCCCTTCAATCAATCGATCTCAATCTTGGCAACGAGATTGTTTATCGTGAATTGATTGGCGGCACTAAAGAAGTGCTAATTACTGACCGCAAGCCTGCTGGCACCATGTCGATTGAGGCCGTGCTGTTGGCCACCAAGAATTATTTCACGGTGTCCACCGGTTCGACCACCGGTAGCATTTCGTTCCAGCATGGCACCACTGCTGGTAACATTGCAACGCTGACGATGGCTCAGTCAGATTTGGCGGACGCATCCTATGCCGACTTAAACGGCATTGCAATGCTAAACCTGCCTTATGTGGCGACTCCAACCGCCGCCGGCAACGACGAACTGTCCCTTGCTTACACCTGATCCCCAATGGCATTTGTTCTTAAGCAGTCGGATAGCTATTCCTGGCCGGTTACCGTCGAATTTCCAGTAGATGGTGGCCGGTTTGAAAAGCAAACTTTTGACGTTGAACTCAAACGGCTTTCGCAATCGCGAATCCAAGAAGTAATTGACGGCAAAGGTACCACCAACGATGCAGACTTCTCCAAAGAAGTGGTAATTGGCTGGAAAGGTGTATCTGACATTGAAGGCGCAGAAGTGCCCTTTAGCACTGCAGCGCTTGACCAACTGCTTAACGTGCCATTAGTGGGTGCGGCAATCGTCGAAGCATTTTTTGCTAGTTTGACAGGAGCCAAGCGAAAAAACTAACAGAAGCCGCCGAGCATTGGGCTGGCGGCAGTGTGGTCGATGAGACCGAAAAGGACGCCGCAGGCCTGGGGATCAACCCTCCAAGCCTGCCGTCTGTATCTGAAAATTTTGAGGTGTGGCAAGAGAACTGGGACATAGTCCTGATGTTTTTGCGTATGCAAACCCAATGGAACGTGACCATGGGCGGCTACGTGGGGCTTAAATATGAGACATTACGCTGGTTCTGTGAACTATACTCAATAGAAGACGCGCAAGCCATGCTGGAGGGCATCCAAGTCATGGAAGCAGCAGCACTTGGAGCATTAAACCGCGATGGCTAGCGCTGATACCCAATTTAGAATTGAGGCCTTAGTCCGTGGCGTTGAAAACGTCGAGGGTCTTAAGTCTGCAATTAAATCCCTGCAAGGATCTGCAACTCCCGCCGCATCAGATTTAAATAGATTACGTGATGCTGCGGTAGCACTTGGTTCTGCGTCAAATGCATCAGAAAATAATCTACGTTCAGCAGTTAATACACTTAAAAGCCTTAAAGATCAAGCATCAATTGCAAGCAGTGAATACAGGCAGTTTGCACAAGATATCAAGCTCGTAGAAAATCGCTTAAATTCTGTAACGCAAGCTGCAACACAATTCAAAAGCGCCAGCAGCGGTATTGCTTCTGGTGGCAATGCAGGCCAAGCAATCATGGGCAGGGGGCGCACTTATGGTGCCTATGGCCAAATGCCTTTTGGCACCAATGACCCCGAGTTTTGGCGCAACCAAGTTGAAAATGCATATCCAAATCCGATCGGTCCCCAACAATTAAATTACGGCCAAGCAAATCAAGCGCTTGACCAAATGCGGTCTTCGTTGGATCAGCAATATTCATTGCAACAACGAGCAAGAGTAGAACGACTTGAGTTGAATGAAAAATATAATCAATTAGAAATTCAGGCAGAAAATAGGCAACAAGCTGCTTACTTAAAGGAACAAAGGGCTGGATTTGATGCTCAAATTGCAGATTTCGACAGGCGCCTTGCTGCGCGAGGTAGGCGTCAACAGCGTCGACAAGAATTTGGGCAATCCGCGGGTATTGTAGCTGCAGCCGGCATATTTGGCGGCCCTGAAGCGGCTGTAGGCGCTGGCGTGGGTGCAGCACTTGGCGGCCCAGCTGGCGCTCAAATGGGCGCCAGCATTGGGGCAACTGCAGCGCTGGTTCGGCAAAGTGTTGTAAGTACAGCGGAATATGCGGCAGAAGTTAGCAAGCTAAACATTGCCTTGAAAGGTGTTACTGGTACATCAAGTGAATACGCAAGAGCACAGCAGGCCATTAAATCTATAAGTCAAGATTTTAATGTTCCAATTCTTGACGCTACTCAATCATTTACTCGACTTTCCGCTTCCGTTAAAGGCGCAGGCGGCAATATAAAAGATGCAAATCTTGTATTTAGAAATGTCACTGCTGCAATTAAAGCTACTGGCGGCAGCACAGCCGATACACAAAGCGCATTGCTTGCAATGTCGCAAGTGTTCAGTAAAGGCAAGGTTAGCGCAGAAGAGCTAAGCGGCCAGCTTGGAGAACGTCTCCCAGGCGCCGTGGCACTATTTGCTAAGTCAACTGGCAGAACATTGCCGCAATTGCAAAAAGATCTTGAGCAAGGAACTGTTGGCCTTAATGATTTAATGAAATTTGTTGCGGCGCTGGGGCCTCAATACGCAGAAACTGCCAAAAGAATGGCAAATTCAACGGATGAAGCAGGCGCAAGAATGGAAAATGCATTGAAAAAAATGCAACTTGCATTTGGTGAATTCTTTAAACCTGTAGGTGCCGGCATACAAGATTTAATTACAAAATTTGCAAATCTAGCGACTGCTGCAATTGAATCATCAAAAAGAAGCGCTATTGAGATTGCAGCTAATCAAAAAGCTTTTGAACAAGCTTCCAAAGAGCAAGGCAGTAGAGGACTTCTAGGTTTTCTTGATCCTAAATTCAGGGAGCGTTACAATCAATTATCTACTACAGAAAAAAATAAAGAATTAGAAAAATTAAAAAAAGAACTTGACAAACCATCAAATTATGAAGATCCCAAGGGGGATGAAACCAAGGGAATGACAGAAAAAGAATATAAAATATTGCAAAACGTGGCCAGCTTTAAAGCAAAAAGTAATTATGACATTTTAAGTAATTTAAAAAATATTGCAGTTCTTGAAAGAAAAATTCGCGAAGAAGAAGAAAGAAAAAATATTGCAGGAGTGCAAAGTTTAAGCGTAGCAAAACTGCAATATGAACTTGCAAATAAAGAAATTGAAAGATCAGTAAAGCTTTCGGAGGCGGGAGCACAAGTTGCACTTGAAAAAGATCCAAAAAGGAAAAAACTTCTTGCATTTCAGCGTGGATATTTAGAGGAAACTACTCTTAAAGAAAATGAAATTTTTAAATTTCAAGCGCAATTAAGAATTGAAGAAAATATTTCTAAATTAAAAAAAGATCAAACAAAAGAATTAGACAAACAAAAAGACAAATACGACGAAATCAAAACCAAAATGCAGCAAATGCTGTACGAGCAGGCTGACGTAAATGCAAAGCAATTAACTGAAGCAGGTTTGCGTAAACAATATAGAAATGACCCCAAGGCTCTTGCCGCTGAATTGGGCGATTTAAAAGTAAGGCAAACATATGATCAATTATTAAAACAAGAAACAGAAAAAGCAAGGCAAGCAGGAATGGGGAATAAAGATTTTCAAGAAATAGTTGATGGCCTTAACGCAAGCAGGGAGGAAGCCCTTAGAACAGCATATGCTATACGACAAATAGATGCAGAAATTGAAAAATTAAATGCTGCTGATATTGGCCAAGGCCTTCGCGATGGCTTAAAAGGTTTTACTGACGGCATTGGAACATTAAATCAAAACGTATCTGCATTAACAACTAATACGTTTAAAGGATTATCAGATAGTATTGTTGAATTAGCCACAACTGGCAAAGCAAATTTTAAAGATTTTGCAAATTCAATAATTAAAGATATGATTAGAATTTTGACTCAACAATTAATATTAAAACCTATTGTGCAAGGCATTGGTAATTTATTTGGTCCGGCCGCATCTTCTGCTGGCTTTGGATCTGGTTACACCAATCCAGTGACTGGCGTAGGTACTGCTGGCCCTAATTTTGGTTTTGCCAATGGCGGCATCATGACCCCCATGGGGCCAATGCCGCTCAAACGCTATTCCAATGGCGGCGTTGCCAATAGTCCGCAGATGGCAGTATACGGCGAAGGCAGCAGGCCTGAGGCATTTGTGCCATTGCCTGATGGGCGCAGGATTCCGGTAAAACTAGACGCTGCTGGAGCACTAGGCCGTTATCCACGGCTTGACGCCGGCGGCAATAGCGGCGACACTGCTACTGGTGCTGGCGCAGACAACAACACCGTATTAGCGATGAACTTTGAAACCACGCAATTCCTAGGCCAAGATTGGGTAAGCAAAGATCAACTCATGGCTGCTATGGCTGCAACCGAGAAACGCGCCGCCACCGCCGGTGCCAAAGCTGGAGCGCAACAGGTGGCAAGTAAGATGAGGACCTCGCCCGCATTCCGTAGGCAGGTGGGAATCTAATGTCAGTCGTTGTAATCGGCAATTTTCTGACGTTTACCAAACATGATGGCGGTAAAAGCTACTGGCAAAATTTCTTTAACGACAATGCCGTTAGTTTTGATGGCATTAGCTGGAACTTACTGCCTTTTGTTTACCAAGGCGCAACCAAAACCAAAAATGGCGACAACATATCCAGCCAGTTAACGCTACCCACCAATCAACTAACGCTGGCTTGGACCCGGGACGCCGTAAATAACAATTGGGTTGCCGAGGTGCGTACATATCAACTCACCGATAGCTACACACCGATTACGCCACCGCGAGGCCAAGAGATCTGGCTTTGCACTGGCATGAGCTACAACACGCAAGGAACTCAGCTTGAACTCAGCAGCCCGCTTGATGCAATTGAATCCCGCGTACCAAACCTACGGTTCACCGCCAAGCAGGTTGGGGCGCTGCCGTCAACCGGTGCTATTAGGTCCGGCTGATCTAATCGGCCTACCGTACAAGTTAGGCGCTGATCCTTTTCGCCATGGCGCCACCGACTGCGTAAACCTATGCCGTGCGGTGCTGCAATTCCAAGGCATTGATACGCCAGTACCCACCCGCGATTGGTACAGGCGGCTTAAGCGTGGAGACGTATCGGTTTTTGCGGAGCAGCTAAACTCATGGGGAAATCCGGTGATGTATGCATCGCCAGGGACAATTGCGCTTAGTCAGGCTAGAATTGGCTATGGGTTAGCCGCCTTCTACGATTCAGGATGGATCCATTGCAACGCCCAGACACTCCGCGTAGCATGGTCCCCAGCCGTCAATACCGTGGCGCTGTACTCCCCTGGGAAAAACAGTTAATGGATTCGCTGGGCATGAGCCCAGAGGAATATGCCTGGTATACCAGTGAAATTGCAAATATTAGGCCCGAGCGCAGTGCAGCCTATGACCATATTCCGCATGTAGTTTGTGATCCGCTTACCGTCTCGATCGTTGGCACAGTTGTCAGTACAGGTCTAAGCTTTGCGGCACAGGCGCTAGCACCCAAACCTAAGATTCCAAGGCAAGATGATCCGGCCGGAACGCCTCAAAACCTCGAAGGCGAAAACATAAGCAATAACCGTAAATTTGCCAATATAGATGGCTTCACCTCAGTTCAAAACGTTGCAAGGCTGGGCGAGGTAGCGCCATTGGTGTTTGCCAAGCGGGAACAGATCGGCGGCAGGTGGTACGGCGGTGTACGTGCTGAAACCAAACTACTGTGGAGCCAGTTGCTAAGCCAAGGCGATGGCCAGGAGTTGGTGGCTTTGTTTGCGCTTAATGTCAATCAAATGGCAAAGCCTGATTTTGAAGGTCTAGCCATTGGCGATACGTTGCTTAAGAACTACCAAGAACCTAAATTGTGCATTTTTTACCGCAGTGGCGAAGTACCGCAACGACTGAACTCAAGCACCAGGATTGGTGGGACGCTTGCGCCCCGGTCACCTAGCGATATTATTGTTGCCGAATATGCCAACCAAGGACTGCAGGCGATCTTCAGCGGCACCCGCACACCAACTGGCAGCACCGAATTTGGTACGTATCAGCCTGTACGCAACGGCCAGGATTGGCGGCTGCCATTTAAGCGCGTAAAGGTTGTATTTGACTATAAGAACATCACTGCCGATAGTCAAAGATCATTTTCCCTGGCCCAGCTTGAACGTCAAAAGATTGAAAGTTACTATGGTT